CCACGACATAGTCATATCAGTAGTCCACATAGTATCCTGGAGTACAGCCAAATCAGTTACGAGAGTACCAACAGGACCGTTCTCATTCAATGGAACGAAATGAACAGCACCGTCAGCACCAAAATAGCAGACATAACAATAATAAAGACCGGGATACGGAGAATTGGCAACGTTAATTTGGTTGGAAGCAACACACCACTGCGGTGCAATAGTGTTCAGCCTTTGGACTGTGAAAGCCCCTTCCATAGCCTTACCACCATAACTACGCAGTGATCCTTGCAAAATAGAATCGTTACTAGGAACCTCCTCAGCAACAGCAGAAGAAGAGAGCTGATTAAGATTCAAAATTTGAATCTTGGCATCAGGTGACAAATTCAAGCTAGTACCAGGTTTAAGACCGCAGAAGTCACATATATCATCACGAACAGATTTTGGGAAACTGCGAAAAGTTTCCACTTCCACGGGATCAGTTGTTACATTAAGTAGACCACGACGATGCAAATCACGAACCCATTTACGAAAATAGGAAGGTGACTCATCTGCAAAAAGCGATGTAACACCCGTAAACAACAAAGCGGGGTTGAACTGGTTTCCAACAACAATACCTGTATTATTAAACATCGTCGCATTAAGTATATGAGTCGTAGATTTATAGACCACCCGATAGAGGTTAGCATCAAGATGCCAATTCGCAAAGTTATATTGATTAATATACTGCAAATTGTTAAGATCCTGGGTCAACCCGTTGGCGGACTTATTATATATAAATGGTATAGACATTACCCTAGCACCATTGACATGCAAAAATGCGTAGTCAAACTGAGATAGATCGGCAGGAGTGACGGCAGTGACCTTGCTGGTTTCCTTATTAATTACGTATGGTTGGTTATTCAAATTCATACGACGCCACTCTAGACACACCTGGCTACGAGAATCATTCGTAGGGATACCTGCGTAACCAGGCACGGCAGATGGAGGATGAATACACTTCTTAATAAAAGCTGATTGAGGATCAACCTTAACAGCCTTACTTTGAACTTCATTATCACCACTCATCTGCATCTCAGAAAACATGTCAATATCAATAGGGTTACTTGTAGCTGTAGCCATTATAGTAATAGTTAATAGATAGTTAAATTGTTTAATTGTTAATAGATGGTTTCAAATTAATTTAATTAATTTAATATAAATTAAAATAGACAAAGGTAGAAGGTCTATAGAAAAATGAGATTCAAGAAAAAAAGAAAATTTAAAAGGAAAATTTAAAGAAAATTAAAAGAATCTATTTTAGAATTGGATCGCCGTTATAATCAACCTTAAGCGATCGCATATCAACCTTCTCCACACGATCAAACTTAATAGAACGGCTACAACGCATAAAATTAAACAAATTTTCCATGTCCACACGTGATAAAGTTCTTGTGGAATTCTCAACACGAGCATAATTATCATAATAAGCTGCACAAACGCTGGCACCGGCAAACAACTGTTCAGAACTAACAACAGCGTCACAACGACACTGCAATGATTGAACAACCTCGTTAAAGTGTTCCTCATCGTAATACAATTTATCAAGAAATTTAGCAGTGTGCCGAACGACATCAGGAAACAAACCACGTTCAGTCAAAAACCAACCGGCGAATTCACCGATAGGGCTGTTGTGCAGTTTAAGACCATGGCCAGTGTAATTAAGAATATCCTGCGCTTTCTCCATCATATTACAACTGTCGCATGCTACTGCCGAGTCGTCTCCTTTAAAAAGTGCGAATTTAAAACCGACGTATTCGAAGATGGTAAAACATAATGCCATGTTACCAATGGTGTTCTCAAATATTGTAAAAGGATTACCCGAGAACTGTTTCTCCTGACCACGTAACGTGGCCATACCCCAGATACACATATATTGCATGGTCCAGGACTCACGAAACTTGGTGAATTCATCAACAAGATTTGACGGGCAACCAGAAGCTTTCAAGAGATACGCAGTTAACTTAACAAAAGGATTGCGGAAACTGGCATCCCACTCAGAAAAATCATTACATGTATAATTTTCGATGAAGCCATGTTTTTGTTTCATTTCCAAAAACTTAGCATTAAAGACCTGTTCAGAATCATGAGTGGCCAAAAGTATATCGCGATTGTTACGAACCAGTAACTCACGAACTCGATCCAACAACGCTCGAGCCCAACCGCAAAACAAAACATTAATGCGTTTAGACGTGGCAGCGACACCCTGACCAACCTTAGGACTAGCGTCAAACCCTACAGCAGGATCAAACTTACTCTGGCGTTTATTGAAAAATCCAAGGCGTTCTTCGGGGAGTGATGTTATTTGATCTATCTCTTTCAATATACTGGGATCTTTAAGTTTAGCATTTAATTTTTCAAGATACTGCAGCTGGCGTTCTTGTACAAAGTCTGCAGACATACGCAAGTCTTCTTTGAGCTTCTTAACTTTTGAGGCATTACCATAGATAGCACGACATAAGCCATTAAGCAACTCCTTGACAGTGTAGTTAACCATACGACTGTCGTTAGAGGCATAACGTTTAGAATAACGTTTATTAAGTGTATTAATAGCCTCAAGAGTGTTGCTAGACATTTGATGTTTAGCAAATTTATTTTTGACCACACGATAAACTGTGTGCTTCTTATCAAAATCCATTAACATCTCCTTTGGCAGAGACAAGGAACCAGACCGAACTGCATGCACATTAGTAGGACCAACATTTATAAACTCCCCGGCAGGATCGTTAACTGGCTGGATATAGTCAGA